ATATAGTAATACTTCCGGCGCTTATAACACGGCGGTCGGCTCATACAGGGCGTTGTATTCAAATACAACCGGATCAGGCAACACGGCTATTGGTCGTGATGCGCTACTTCTCAACACCACCGCCTCCGACAACACGGCAGTTGGTTATCAGGCTGCGTACACCAACACGACTGGAGCCTCAGTAGAAGCGTTTGGATATCGTGCGCTTTATAGCAACACCACGGGGCAATTTAACTCGGCTTTTGGTTATCAAGCCCTAAGAGCCAACACAACCGGAACAAGAAACGTCGCGGTTGGCAGAGGAGCCTTGGATGCTAATACCACGGGTAGTTACAACACGGCGGTTGGTCTTGTCGCGCTTAACGTAAGCACAACGGGAAGCAGCAACGTCGCAATCGGAGATTCCGCGCTTCTTTCCAACACCACCGCCTCCAACAACACGGCTGTGGGATATCAGGCGGGGTATAGCACGACCACTGGCGCACAAAACACATATTCTGGATATTGGGCTGGATATTTAACAACTGGAAGCACAAACTCTTTCTTTGGTTATGGCGCTGGTTCTTCTGTAACCACGGGCGGCAAAAACACCATCATTGGCGGCTACAACGGCAACCAAGGCGGCTTGGACATCCGCACGAGCAGCAACTACATCGTGCTGTCGGATGGTGATGGGAATCCAAGAGGATATTGGACTAGCGCGGGAACACTCGTAATTCCCCAAACTTACAATGACACCACGGCCAATGCCGCCAATATGCAGATTGATTCTGCCGGTGTGGTACGGCGTTCAACCTCATCGCTACGTTACAAAACAAACGTTAAAAATGCCACGCACGGCCTTGCTGACGTACTAAAACTTCGCAGCGTAACCTATAAAGGCAAAAACGACGGTGATAAAGTTTTTGGCGGTTTGATTGCCGAAGAAGTACATGACGCAGGACTGACTGAGTTTGTGGTTTACGATAATGACGGACAGCCTGATGCGTTGGCTTACGGCAATATGGTCTCCGTTCTGATCAAAGCCATCCAAGAACTCAAAGCCGAATTTGATGCCTACAAAGCATCCCACCCATAAGGAGTAAACAATGGAAGACAACAAACCCACTGCTGAACAAATTGCCAAGCACTACAGTGCAGCAATGGACAGCGTAGCCCTCATCAACGCCGGTAAGCCGGAAGGCATGAGCGACGAGGACTGGGCCGATTGCGTGAAGCGCAACAAGGAACACCTCAGCATCATGCTTGCCAAGGACTTCTGGACGAACGAAGACCTCAAGCCGCTACAGGATGCCGCCAAGTGATCAAACTAGACCTCGACATCAACGAAGTGAACTTCATCCTCTCGCTGCTCGGTGACTTGCCAAGCAAGACGGGGGCGTGGCCGCTGATGGTCAAGATCAAGGAGCAGGCCGAGCCACAGGTTCCGCCTTCGGAGCCGGTACAATAAATCTAGGGGTAGTCTATGGCTAACCTTTTTGACTCTGCGAATTATCCGACCCGAGAGCCGACCGCTCTGCAAGCGGGCGATCTCTGGGCGTGGAAGCGCACCGATTTAGTCACGGACTACCCATCGTCGGCCTATAGCCTTTCGTACATTGCGCGTCGAGAGATCACGGGCGAGAAGATTGCTATCTCGACCACCGGCTCGACCGAGGCTTACACGGTCTCGGTTTCCTCGACGACGACAGCCAACTACGAAGAAGGCCGGTATCACTGGGTCGCATACATCACCCGTACCTCGGACTCTGCCCGTATCGAAGTCGACAAAGGCGTGTTCGAGGTTGCGCCGAACCGCTCGACCAGTTCAGCCGATCCGCGCTCGTTCGCGCAGATTGCGCTCGATAATATCGAAACGTACTTAAAAGACCCGACCAACCTTGCAGCCGCGTCCTACTCGATTGCCGGACGCTCGCTCTCGCGCTGGAATCGTGCCGACCTTTTGACCGAACGCGAACGGCTCAAGGGTGAGGTGACGCGAGAGCGCAGGGCCGAACAGATCGCCAAGGGATTGGGAACTAACGCCACCATTCGCGTGAGGTTTACGGCATGAGTCTACTCGACTATTTCAAAAGACAAACGCCAAAGCCTCGCAAGCGATCCTTTGACGCAGCAAACACCGGACGACTTTTCTCCGACTGGCTTGTTCAAACCAAAACCGCCGACAGCGATCTACGCTATGCACTTAAAGCCATGCGTGCTCGCTCGCGTGATCTCTGTCAAAACAATGACTATGCGCGACGGTATCTTGATCTCGTAGCAACCAACGTCGTCGGGCCGCGTGGCATCACCTTACAGGTGCGTGCGCGTGAGCAGACGGGTGCGCTCGATCAAGTAGCGAACCAACAGTTAGAGGCGGCGTTCTATGCGTGGGCGCAGCCTGGCGTCTGTACGGTAGACGGGCGGTTGTCGTGGATCGACGCACAGCGCGTCTTTATCGAGAGCGTAGCGCGAGACGGCGAGTGCTTTGTGTTGTTCGTAGAGGACAATGCAAACCCATTCCGTTTTCGCTTACAGTTCATCGATCCCGATCTTGTCGACCAAGACAAGAACGAGATTCTTGCCAACGGCGGACAGATTCGCATGGGCATCGAGATAGATTCCTCGGGCCGTCCGGTCGCTTACCATGTGCGGGTACGTCCGCCCGATGATTATCAGATCGGCACGACGAACCCCAAGACGGAGCGCATTCCAGCCGAGCGCATGATTCACGCATTCCGCGTGGATCGTATCGGCCAGAATCGCGGCAGTCCGTGGACGGCCACCTCGATGACGCGACTGAAGATGCTCGGCGGTTACGAAGAGGCCGAGTTAGTCGCAGCGCGAGTGTCGGCTTCCAAGATGGGTTTTTTCGTCTCGGAGTCCGGCGACGAGTACCAAGGAGATGGCACTGCACCGGACGGCACGCTCAATATGGACGTGCAGCCGGGGCAGTTCTCGCAATTGCCCGCTGGCGTAGACTTCAAGGCATACGATCCGCAGCATCCCTCGACGGCTTTTAAGGACTTTGAGAAAGCGATGCTGCGCGGCATAGCCTCCGGCCTCGGCGTGTCTTATACGTCGCTGGCTAATGATCTCGAGGCGGTATCGTATTCGTCTATCCGCCAAGGACTGCTCGAGGAGCGCGACCATTGGCGCACCGTGCAGCATTGGGTCATTGAGCATTTCTGCCAGCCGGTCTACTTGCGCTGGCTGCGACAGACGCTCGACTCTGGCGTGATTAACCTTCCGGCAAACAAGTTCTTCAAGTTCAGCGCGACCCAGTGGGTGCCGCGTGGCTGGCAGTGGGTTGATCCGCGCAATGAGGCGGAGGCGCAGATTGTTGCGATCAATAACGGACTGATGACACGCACACAAGCACTCGCAGAGCGCGGGCTAGACATTGAGGATGTGATGCGTGAGCGTCAAGCCGAAGAAGAGATGATCGCGTCGTTTAATGTAACGCTTCCGGGCGGCACTTCTCCGATTCCTCCAGAGGTGAGCAATGGCGGCTAAATACGACATCGTTTGCGATCAAGGCGCAACCTTCAGCCGTCAGTTGACATGGCTCGACGACTCATCAAGCGCGGTAAACTTGACCGGCTACACAGCGCGTATGCAAGTGCGCGAAACCGTCGAATCATCCTCTACGCTGCTGTCGCTGACCACGGAGAACTCGCGCATTGCTCTCGGCGGCACGGCTGGCACTATCACGCTAACCGTAACGGCAGCGGATACGGCAGCGGTCGTCGCCGGTCACTATGTCTATGACCTCGAGTTAGTCTCGGGCAGCACGGTGTATCGGCTCGTGCAGGGTTGCTTCACTGTAGACGCAGAGGTGACGCGATGACCGAGCGCATCATCGTTGACGAAACTTTGCAATCGGTCGTCATTGAGGAGTCGAACAACGAGGTTGTCGTTCGCACCGGCTGGCCCGATGGCGCGAAGAAAGGCGCGAACAGCGACATCACCTCGATGTCGGGGCTCACTGGCGGAGTTTCCACACCGACGTATATCGACTTTGCAGCGGCTGGTGCCACGGACGCGGAGCGCCGACTGGCGTGGAATCCCGACACCGGCACAGTGCAGATCGGCATGGTTGGCGGCAACGTACAGGCCGAACTCGGTCAGACGCTATATGCCTATGTTCACAACGCAGAAGGCTCGACGATTGCCAAGGGTAAGCCGGTCTATCTGTACCAAGCGACGGGCAACAAGGCATCGGTCAAACTGGCCTACAACACTACGGACGCGACCTCTGCCAAAACATTTGGACTCGCAGCGGAAAGCATCGCCTCGGGCGCAAACGGTCTAATCATCTGCCAAGGCGTGCTCGATAAGATCAACACGAGCGCATATAACGAAGGCGACACTCTATACCTCGGCGCGACTGCTGGCACGCTTACGGCCACGAAGCCGAAAGCACCGAACCACATGGTTTATGTTGGTATCGTTGAGCGGGCCAATGCTGGAAACGGGCAGATTTATGTCCGCGTGCAAAACGGCTACGAACTGGACGAAATCCACGATGTGCAGATCAACTCGCCCGCCAATGGGCAGTTGATTATTTACGATGCCGCCACGAGCCTTTGGAAGAATGCC